CTTGTTCACTCGGATCACAACGTCCTGCCCGAAATACGGGGCAGGAACGTCGATGAAAGCGAGACCGTCAGTTTTGAAGGTCAAACTCATGATACGGTTACCTTCAGCTCACCAACCACGCCACGGAACTCAGCAGTGATGATGGTAGTACCTGCGGCAACACCTTTCACCAGACCGTTGTCATCGACAGTCGCCTTCAACGGGTTACTGGACAGCCAGCGAACAGTGCTGTTACCGGTTCCGTCGTTCACCTGGATGTCAGCGGGTACAGTGACGACACTCAGTTGAGTGGTGGCAGCGACCGCGACGGTGGCAGTACCTGAAACAGTCAGTTCATAGATGACGCGAGAGTTCTGCTTGCCGTTGACGGTAAACATCTTCCAGTCTTCCTGAGAGCCTTGGTCGAATTCGAAACCAAGGGATTTGAACAGGAAACCATTCACATCACCGTCAGGCCATTTGACCCGGATGTTGAACTCTTCTTCGTTGCGGCAACGAGTGATAAAGTCCTGTTGTTTGGTGCGCTCATCGGCGTACTGACCACCAACAGGTTGCTCGGGTACGTACTGACCCTTCAAATTCTTGTCCGGTGCGTCACGCATACCGGAGTCGTACTTTTTGATCCGGTCGGAGAGAGTCGTTTTCTCTTTCGGCTCAGATTGCTCGCCAACTGCGCCGATTTCGGTCAGACGGGGGACTTCATGCCAGGTGGATACACCCAGCTCAGAAACCTTCTCCATCTCAACAACGGTGCCGGCGATAAGGGTCACGTTACTCATATTGTCATCCTATCGTTTATAAAGAGTTAAGTCATAAAACGCTCTGGCGAGCACCTGACCTGGTTGCTTGGATTCTGTGAGGATCCACTGACCAAAAATACGTTGAAAATCGTCGTTTACAGTATTATCCAAAGTCTCAAGAGTATCAAGGATTGTGTCTATCTGTGATTCTAATGGAGCGAATACTGTCACACGATAAACCTGAGTGTTTCCGTGTTTACTACCCTTGATAACTCGAACGTCTGAATTACTCACCATAGACACACCGACGCACGGTTTGTCAACACCTTCAGGTACTGTTCCTGTGTATACGGTGATACCCGAACCAAGGGTGGTTTTGAGTAGTGCTATAAGTGCTGTTTTCATGTCGTGGTATCAGCCATCTCGTTGCACCTTACATGTGACTATCATCCCGCGCCGGAGTTCATCTGGTTTTACGTGGGACACTTCATAAATCTGGCCAGTGTCAATCCATCTAATCAAATGTTTATTCTTAACTCTCGGGTCGTACCAGGTGAGAACGGTGATAACCTCATCGGTCAGCTCAATTCCGAAATTACTACTTTCAGATCCTGACCTGACTACCACCTCTGCCATGATGGGGTCGAACAGTGGCACTGGTGGTACTGGTTCACCCCACTCATTCGTATCAGACGACTGCTCCAAAAACTGGACGACATGGCGAAGCCGACCGGCTGTTATGTTCATTGCCATGGTAAGCTCACCCGGTCAAGAAGGTCACGACTCGTCCTAGGCATCTCGTTAACAGTCTGACCGACGACCACATCATCACGGTTATTAAATGCAGTGTTTATCATCACCAGAACAGCCTGTTTCACGACGACAGGGAGAGTTTCATAACCAGCGTTGAACTCAATCCGCGCTGTGGCATACGGAGCATTGATAGAGATTATCTGACTCACGTCGTCGAACGTGAATGCAGTGCTCTCAGTGCCATCCAGAACGAGCTTGGTGACTTCCGTGACATTACCGTATGGGAGCAGTACCTGACTCTGCCAGCTATGCACCACGACAACAGCAGACCCTGTGGTGAGCATACGTCCGGTGTACGATCGAGCCATATCGAGATAGACGGGGATGAGTGACTGTAAGTAACTGTTTTCAAAGTCATTAAAAACCCGGCAATGACTCTTCACCTCGTCGAGTGTGATAAGGCCAGTGGTAGGCACTTGACTGATGATTTTCTTAAACATGGTTCCCCCGAGTCTGATGTAACGATAATAAACCGAGGCCATAAAAAAAGCCACCTTAACAGGTGGCTAAAATCACAGCGAGCAGAGGGATTTATTACGGAGCGAGTGAATTAGCTGTTGCTGCACAGATTAGAATTGCGTCTGAGCGTTGGATACACTCAAAGTATTCCTGTTCAGTGTAGACAGTCAGACCACCTTTACGGGTATATGGGTCGAGGATCATCTGATCGATATCACCTCGGTTGTACGCCATTGCTTTATCGAGTTGACCGAAAATAGCAAAGGGTTCGTCAGCACCGATATCAGGCATGAAATCGTCAATTTCAACAGGATACCCGTTGAGTAAGAATTGACGACCTGTTGCACCCTGTATGAAGTCATAACTGTAGATTGGTCGGTTTTCACCATCTCGAACTTTTTCAAAAATACCTTTGGTGTTGGTATTCATGATCCACTTCGCACCACGACGATAGCGAGAGGGTAGTTTATTACACGTGTTGATTACGAAGTTAACTCGCGCCACATCATCAGCACCTATATCACCGCTGACACCTGTAGCCATGACAGGGAAGAAGTCAGGATTACGTGCCCCAGCACCAGTAGGTGTCATGGTCGGTTTGAACGATTCGCCGGTCAAATTGGTGATATCGAATCGCTTTGAACCGAGGATACCTCGTGCTTCATAGTCAGCACCTTCACCGAAATAAAGATCGTTGACCAGGAAGTCTGCAATTTCTTCACCCAGACCTTCAATGAGGTCACTGTAAACATCAATGTCAGTACCCATCAACGCTTCATTGGTGATAAACGGTTGTGCTTCCACCTTAAAAGTGTGTGATTTTACTTCCACATACTTCTGAGTTTCAGTGAGTGTTTTTTGGTCACCGTTCACGTTCTCTGAACCACGTCGGGCTTTCGGTCGAGTGATTCGGATCAGCTGACGATAGTTTCGAGTAAGGGACGACTTCATCATCAACATTGACAGAAGCGGTGAATACTCAAAGGCATAGTCAAGCACATCACGAGCGAGCACTTCAGCTACAGCCAAACCACCGTTTGCTGGTACAGTGATATTCAGACTCTTGATCTGATTCTCCATCTCACCAGGTAGCATTTCCATCATCGAGCGACGGTCAGTGTAACCTTTGGAGAGCAAAACACCGATAGACTTTGTTGCCAGATTACGAAAAGCTTTCTTCTGACCTTCGTCATCGAGAACAACAGATGCAGTAGATTTGTACTTGGAGCGCAGGTCACTGATCTCGTTGGCGAGGTCTTCCAGATCTTTAGCCATTTTCTTGGCTTTATCCTGGTCACCACCTTCTTTCAGTTTGTCGAAGTCACCCTTCAACTGAATGAACTTCTCTTCTTGTGCCTTCATGGCTACAGTCAGAGTCTCATTCTCTTTCTTTTGTGCTTCGAAATTGGCAGTCGCCTTTTCGATAAGCGCTTTCAGTTCTTCCAAAGTCATATCTGACTCCTTGCTAATAAAATGGTTGTTGAATTACCTTTGCGCTTATCCAAGCGTTATCAGTGTATCCACACGATGAAAATAGATTACTTGAATATACTGCTATCTGCAAGTATGCCTTTCAAATCATCCAAATCAATTTCGTCAGTCGAGGGTTTGTAGTCAGCAGTTATGCGCTCGATCTGACGTTTGCTCAGACCGGCTGGAACACTCTCCAGCAGTTCACGAAGTTCAGCCTTGGTTAAAACCTTACCTTCACCAAGTTTCGATTTGATATCAACCAGGCGGGACTCTTCGTTACAGGCAAAAGTCACAGCACTGACTTCACGGATGTCGATCTTAATCAGGTCGTTACACCCGATCTGACTATTCCATTTTTCATCGTTGACGCGATAACCAATTGAGAAACTGTCAAGTGCCTTTTCACGGTACAACTCATAGAGTTCATTACCACGAGGGGTATTAGCGAATTTACCTTCCAGGTAGAGACCCTTGCTGTCCTCTTCCATCTTCTCCCACATACCGACAGGAGGTTCCCATCTGTCGTGCATCCAGAAGAATTTAGGCATGGTGCCAGCCGCTTTGTGTGCTGCAACACTGTCGCGGTATGCACCATCGACAACACGGTCAAGGGCATGGTCGATATTACCTTTCACGTTTCCATAACAGGAGAACGTACGGTCACCACTGAGAGTCTTAAATTCAAGAACACTCAGGTCGAGAGTTTTATTGCCCATCAGGTTTGTCCTCAGTGGGTGCTGGTTGATTATTAGCGCCATAGAGGCGTTCTTGCATCGAGTCTAACTCATCCCATGTTCCATAGACAACGTTGTTGTTATCAACACAATATACGTCACCACCTTCGACTGGTTCTTCACCAAGAGCATTGCGACCTTCGTTGATACTGTAGAGACCACCTTTAACTGCTTTCTCAACATGTTCAACCAATCGCCACGGTGACCCGGCATAAAAAGCATTACGGTCAAACTCAATTTCATACCCAGCAGGAAGCAACGGGTTCAGTGCTTTCTCCACTTTCACCAGAATAGGGTTTAGTGAATCACGCATATACGCCTCGTCGAGGTCGAACACGTCACCTGTGCCAGTGTTAGTGCTCGCAACGCCGACACGATGAACAGGAACACGGAAGATACGGCAGATCCGGTTTACGGTGAACTCTCTGTTCTTGAGTAGTTCAGTTTCAGCAGGGGTTAGTTTGAAGCTATGAAATTTTAAGTCTTCTTCAAAAATAGGTATTGAAGAAGTACCATTCGGTCCACGAAGTGTTTTTATTTGCTCTTGTAATCTGGCTATTTTGTTATCGTCTTTAAAACCGTTTGGTGTACTCCCGTACATCCGAGCAGTGATACCGTCAGTATTACTTTCAAATGCAGTTTCTTCCTGAGCATCAGCAATACCCATCAAGCGAGCATTTTGAACCAGTGGGCTGACTGGCGTGTACCCGTCGAATGTGAAATTCTTGATGATGAACAGGTCTTCTGCTCGGTAAGGGTCACCAGGTTTACCGTCGTTACGGAGATAGGTGTAGTAGACCGCACCGTTGACATCCATATTCGGTCTGATGTTACCCTGAAACCGGAACGGGATAATGCTCATCACGTTTCCTCGGTCATTCCGCTCAACATAAGCGTAGAAGGCACCGAAACGCTCAAGACTTACCACGAGCATTTCCATGAACTCCTGAAATGTCATGTAGTCACAGGGTTTTTGTGTGAAAATCTGGTGCAAACGACCGGTCTTGACTTGGACTCGACTCTTCTTCAACGGTGTCTCATAGAGTTTGATTGGTAGCTGTCCAATGGTTTCACTCTTGTCTCGAAGGCAAGCGTACACAGCCTCAATCTTTGAAGAAATGTCAGACCCATAAATCCCAAGATTCCGCATTCCAGCAACGTCAATCACAATGGACCCGTCACTAGCTTTCTGAGAGTCTCGTTGACCCTCAGATTTCTGATTTCGTCTCAGCCAACTAAGCAGGCCCATTTGTCAATTCCTTGTTCATAAATGAAATCAGTTTATGACGGATCGAGTCACTCCACAAGCGCCATTCAGTAGACCCATCAAAGGTCTCCGTGAACCCTGCTGGTTGGTAACAGGACAACAGTTCTTTCTCAAGGTCAGCTATCTGGTCACCAGGACCTTCGATGAGTTCGATTCGCTTGAAAGAGAATGGTGTATCACGTTTTAGTTTGTTATAACGCTGCTTCGGATTATGGGTGATGCCTATTTTCATATAACGACCACAGTCGGATCTGAGAACATAGAGTGAAGCAGACCTGGTTCTGTCGAAACCATATTTTGCGCAGCCAGGGCACCCCTGACCTGATATGTGAGCACTTGCTATCTGCTCGAAATCACCGTGCTCACTGCAAACAATTATTACTTTAGATATGGAGTCTGTGTATTTAATTTTTCCATAATCATAAATATTACCATGAACAGTGTGGGCTTTTGCTATAAATGAATCAGTATCATATCTTTTTGCGTCTGCTCTTATTTTATCAGCACACTTTGGACAACCTCTCCCACTTAGATGGTTAAACGGGGTTTGTTCAAATACACCATGTTCATGGCAGTTTATCTTTATTTTTGTTTTTGCGTTAACATAGTGTACCAGTGAGTAGTCATATTTGTCACCATGTAAAGATGTAGCGTCCATTATGAAATCACATACTGTATGTGTATTATTCTTACTCCTCTCATTGATAGAACATGTTGGGCACCCGCTTTTTTGACAAATATGAGAGTCGGGTGTTTGTTGGAATATACCGTGAGTCATACACCTTATAAAAACTTTTGTTTTTGCATCAACATAAACAACACTGCTGTAATCGTATTTTTCACCGTGTATTTTCTTTGATTTGACCACAAAAGAATTTAAATCTGACTTGAACATTGACGAAACAAGTTCAGCTTTACAAGAAGAGCAACCTCGTCCTCTCAAATGATTGTTTGGTGTTTGTTTAAACACACCATGTTCATGACAATGAATCATTAGTTTAGTGTGGGTGCCTTGATCCCCAGAAATGGCATAACCGTATTTGTCACCATGAATAGCATGAGCTCGGTCAATGAAATCTTGAGTTGTTACTTTTTTTGACATCATCTCACCTCACGATAGGTGTCACGAAAGAAAGGATGTGGCAGAGTGGTTCGTGTTCCACTTTTTCAGCCGCTAAACCTAGCCACATAGTAAGTCTAAACCAACTGGGTCAAAACATCAAGAGCCCTCTTTCATTTTAGACATTTCGTTCAACCTTACTTAGTGTTGC